TAAATCTTGAGCTCCACCAACAGAAATTACCGCATTTTGAGTTAAACCAAAAGCTTGGTTTTGTTCAACAGCTGTGTTTAAAGCCCCACCACTAGACCAAGCAGATACTGGCATCACACCTTTTAAAACTTGAGAAGTTGAATTATACCACATCTCTCCAGCCGCTGCCGGAGATGGATCTGATGAAAGTGATTTTATTAGTGTTCCTCTAATTTCTTTGAATGTACTCATTTAACTCCTTAATTATTTTTTAGAAGCCAACCTTGAGTTCCGTCTGTGAAAGCTAATGTAAAGCCGGCTCTTTCTGTCGCTACTGTTAAGTCTGCTGCTGTGCCTTGAATGTTTTGAGAATTTCTTCCAATCGTTAAATTGTTTGTATCAAAAGTCCCTGCATAATCAACCACAGATACTTCGTCACCTATACTTGGTGAAGCTGGAAGTGTAACTGTAAAAGCTGCGGATGTTGTATTTGCAAAAACACCATCTCCTGCAACTGCTGTGTAAGCGCCAGTTTTCACTGCTTGCCAAGATGTTCCACCAGAGTTATCTACAAAAGATAAAACCCCTGAACCATTACTTGTTAAAACTTGATCAGCTGTACCTGTACCTGTTGGGAATGTAAGTAGATCTAGCTTCACGGCGCCCGAACCTTTTGGAGTTAAAGTAATACCTATATTTGTATCTCCACCGGTTGCGGATAAAATAGGTGCGGCTCCTGCTGCTGCATTAGCTAAAGTCAATTCATTAATTGCTGAACCTGTAGCCGTTAGATTAAGTAATTCAGCTCCATTAGTATCTAAAATATTTGTACCAATTTTGGGAGACGTTAAAGTTTTATTTGTTAAAGTCTCAACTCCTGTAAGAGTTACTTCATTTGCTTCTCCTAGAGGTGCTTCAACAACACCTGTGTTAGTCGCAACACCATCAATATAAATAAGTTTATAATCTTTTTCAGTAGCTGACCAAGTAACCGTTGCACCTGAACCAGAGACTGCTTTTAATTGTACAGTGTAAGCACCTGACGTACTATTTTTAATAATGTAAAAAGTTTCTGTAAGAAGAGGTACAGTTACAATCTTGTTTCCTGTAATTGCTTGTGGTGATACTGCTCCTAAAATAATAACTCTATTTTGAGCGGCACCTGTTACAGCTCCATCGTCTATTGCTAAAGGTGTAGTGTTGGCTCCAGTACCTGCAGCATTTAAAGTTTGAATTGTGTAACCACCCGTTAACTGTTCAATTAAGCTTAAATTTGCGTTAGTTTTTGTTCCCCACGTACCAGCGTTTTCGCCAGTTGCCATTAACTCTAGGCCGAGATCTGTGTATGTTGATGCCATAAAATTTGTTCTCCTAAATAGATCTTTAATTTACTTTACTTATAAAGTCAATGACGTTTATACACCATCAACGTCAGTATAGCTAGCACTTTGCGTAGCTGCTATATTACTATAACTAGCGCTTTGTGTAGCTGTTGTATTACTATAATTAGCACTTTGTGTTCCTGCAACATCTCCATATCCTAAAGGTGCTACATTCCCTACACTAACTGTTGCTAATAGTCCAGTTAAGCCTATTACTTGAGCCGGTGAAATTGCACCAACAGTAGCCGTTGCTGAAACTCCAGATAGAGTATATCCAACCCCTGTAATTAAAGATCCTACAGCTGAAGTTGCTGACACTCCTGTTAAAGTATGTCCAATTCCTACAACTAAAGAACCTACTGCAGAAGTTGATTCCTGACCAGCAAGAGATACTGTTTGTTGATCTAAAACTATACCTCCAACAGTTGACGTTGCTGAAAGTCCCGTTAGTCCCATTGTTTGGTCCGCCGGTATAAGTGCTCCAACAGCAGACGTTGCTGAAACTCCAGTGAGTGTAGTTGTATTATCTGATTTTACAATTAAAGATCCAGGAGAACTTGTTAATGAAAGTCCTGTTAATCCCATCACCTGTGGTGGAGTAATTGCACCGACTGAAGATGTTGCTGAAACTCCAGTTAATGGAATCCCTTCTCCAATAATAATTGACCCAACTGAAGACGTTGCTGAAACTCCAGTTAAATTAATTCCCAGTCCAATACTAATTGATCCAACTGAAGAGATTGCTGAAACTCCAGTTAGTCCCATTACATCTGCAGGTAAAACTGTACCAACTGTTGATGTTGCTGAAAGTCCTGTTAAAGTATATTGGGCTGCATCAACACTACCCCAACCATTTTCTCCCCAATCTAAAGTCCCCCAACCGGGTTTTAATTCTACGGTTAATAGACCTACTGATGTTGTTAATTGTGATGGTGCTGTAATTGAAACTGTAAGACTAGACTCACCCCAGTTTTCTGCTCCCCATGTATCAGAGCCCCAACCTAATTCATTGAATGCTGTAACTGTACCGAGTGTTGTTGATAATTGTGTTGGTGCTGTAATTGGAACATCAATTTGAGTTTGTTCACTCCATTGATTTTGTCCCCAGGTTGTTCCGGATTGTCCCCAAGTATTTGCCATAAGGAACTACTCCTTATGCTATACCGATAATCGCTGTTCCTGCAGATGCTGCTGGAAACTCAATTGTGAAAGTTCCACTTGTTACAGTTTTATCTCCGCCAAAATCTATTGCACAAACTGATGGATCACCAGTTGCTGTATCATTAAAAATTAAACATCCTCTAGCTGTAAAGGAAGCAGATGTCCATGAGGTGTTAGCAAAATCACAAACTGCTGTATCACTTGATAAAACAGGTGTCACACTTGTAAGTGCTTTTCCTTTTGCCGTGTATCCCGATGCTGTCGCAACTTCATTGGAAGTTGTATAAGCTGTTGTTGTTTTATTTAAAGTTGCTGAACTTGTATATAAAGATAAGTTAAAAGTGTCTCCTGAAGAAGCAGTAAAATTATGTACTGCCTTTAAAATTTCTGCTTTGAAACTGTTACATATTGCTGATGTTATTGCCATAATTTTTTGCTCCTAGTTTAAGGTGAAGGTGATTTAACTTGTATCCTAACAGTTCCGTCAGTGTAATCGTCTCGTCTTCTTCTCCCCAGTTGCATTCCTGCGAACTGTTGTATGCTCGTTTTATATCTATTTTCATAGTATGTCAACATGTCCATTGGACCTTTTAAATAACCAAATGCCTCAACAAGACAGGCATATAATAAACCTTGAGGTATATAATTACTCACATAAGTTGTTGTATTAGACCCTGATAATCCAGTTGTCTGTTTATTATAGTATATTCTAAATTCATAATTAGCATCTGGTGTAGGTGCTAAGTAAATTGATCCTGAAGTAGTATCACTTAATGCAGTCGCTCCACCAAACATTGAATAATATTTAGGTTTCCCCGTAACATCTTGTGCTGTTAAATCACCTTCTGGTCCAGTTAATCTCCCAATATATTCCGATAAATAAGTCTGATCTTTCTTCTCTAACCAGGTGCCTGCTTCTGTAGTATTCGAAGTATTAAATACTTCAACACCTCTTACAAATAAAGCTCCTGCTGGTACTCTTATATTATTTACATCAGCCGCCATTGTTCCTTCTTGAACAAATCTATCCGAGTCCATAGGAAGATCTATATTAATTCTATGTTCGGCCGCCATAATGAAATCATCAATAATACCTTGGGTTAGAACTGAGTCACTAACTTCCGTATAATTTCTAATTGCTGTTGTTAAAGTTGCGTATGTGTATGCCATAATTAAGCCTTATCATTAACGGGTCCAATTGTACACCGAAAACCGCCCCCTGTTTCTGTGCTAGTTGCAGCACTAACTAATGTAATATTTATACCATCAAATTGAGTAGAGGTTGCAGGTTGCCCTGTAGAATATACTGTTGATTCATTTAAAGAAATAATTTTATATGAGCCATAAACTTTAGCTCCAATAGGATGAGTTCCTGCTGTTGTATTTCTGAAAGTTTCTCCTCTATACGGTGCACTTGTTCCTCTAGTACATCCTGTTAAATTATCCCCTGTTCTTCCAGTATATTTAATTGTTTCATTTTCAAATAAACCAGAATCTGAATTTACTTTTTCAATAACAATATAACCTGAAGTGGGAAGATGTGTTCCAGTTTGTAAAACAATGGTTGTATCGGTAGCTGTAGCAGCTGTATCTAAAGTTGTAGATAATTCGAATGTAGTAATAGGGACACCACCCACTGGAACTGTAATATTTCTAAGTCTAATTTGATCATTAATTTCTAAATCACCAAATGGAAAATCTATTTTTAAAACTGTATTTGAAGCTGTTGTAAAAGGATTATCCGGTAAAAAATCTTCCGTTGGAAATTCTGTTCTTGCAGGTCTTGCGTTTTGTAAAGCTTGTGGATCTGCATTTGTTGGTTTAGGTTGTAGTTGTGGTTGTTTAGGTTCAAATTCTGATACATGTACAAAAGCACCATTCCATTCTGTGACCATTTCATTATGAGGAAAAGCTAATCCTGATCTATCCGATATTGCTAAAGCAAATTTACCTTGTGCAAAACTAGACATTAGAGACCTGGGTTGTATATTTTAGGAGAAATATAAGTAGAATTAGTTGTATTACCATCTTCAGATTCAGCTCTAGCTAATTCATCTTCATATAACATTTTTAATCCTTGTTCTCTTTGAGGTGCATATTTAGTTGCTAAGTAAAAAGCGAGTCCTGCAATCATACAAGGTATAAATCTGTAAGGTACATCAGTTGCATTTGTGTAGGCCCCTACATCATCAATTCTTCTTGTGTAATAAAAATTAATAAAGTTACCTGCTTGAGAACTTCCCGGTGTTAAATATAAAGTTAAAGTAGTTTTATCTATAAATCTTTGAATCCAATACTGAGTACATAAACCTAAATCTGTTTTATTTGAAAAAGCTTGATACTGTGATCTACTGATTCTAGTCATAGGTGTATCAACACTTGTTGAAGCTACTCTATAATTTGCTTCTTGAATATTATCCATTCCTCTTGGAGTCTGTGTTAATGCATCTGTATCTGCATGAGTTGCAGCTGTACTACCATTAATACCTCTAACACATCCTGTTAAATTTAATGATGAAATTCCTGTATATGAAATTTGTTCAGTACCAATAGTTACAATACCAAATGTTGGAAAACCAGTGATCGCGGTACAGGGAACTGTGTTTTGACCGGTAGTCATTGCTGCAGTAAGTGTTGTTGAGACACCGTCTGAAGTTCCATCTGAAGTTGATCTATAGAAATTATAAACAGATTGTCCACTAACTAAAGTCACATTTTGATTTATAACTTCCCAAAAATGTAAACCTCTATTACCCCATTCAGAGAATAGAATATTCAAAGATCTCTTAGCAGTTTTTAATTGATAACCGGATACACTTTGCATGCCTATACGTTCATAAGCATCTTCAATAATTTCATTAATGCCTAGGTTCTTATCAAAAGTATAAGAGCCTGAAGTTGTATTAGCCATTTAAAAT